ATCCAGGGTGTAGGCCATATCACTGACGCACTATCTCGAATCAATTGGCCTTTTGATGGTGAGCTGATGGTACCTGGCGAGCATTTCCAAACATCGAGCGGTGCGCTCCGGTCTTTCGCGGACAGTCCTACCGCGGTCTATAATATCTTCGACGTTCCATTTACACAAGACCCCTTTCATATACGTTTGTCACAGCTCGAGAATATCAAGTCCCATCTTCCTGAGCCTCATATCGGGTTCGTTAAACATATCCTGGTTAAGGACAAAGACAAGGTCGCTGCTACGTTTCAGAAAGCCTTAGACAATGGTTATGAAGGCCTTGTATTAAAGACACCAAATCATATATACCAAACCAAGCGTTCCTCAGACTGGTTAAAGTTGAAGAATGTGCTATCCAAAGATTTACCCATCATTGGTTTTTTCGAAGGCCAAGGCAAGTACGTCGGCTCGTTAGGCGGTATCATCGTTGACCATAATGGTACCGCTGTTAAAGTAGGTGGCGGGTTTAGCGATGTCCTCCGAGATGCTATTTGGGCTAACCAAAGTGAGTATCTCGGTAAGACTGCGGAGACCCTTTACCACGAAGAGACTCCGGATGGTTCTCTTCGTCATCCAAGACTCAAGACCATCCGGGTAGATAAATGAGCAACAAATATCCTGCGTACTTTATTGCGCATACACCAACTCGAGCTATATTTTGCTGTGACGCACACGCTGTAAAGATTCGAGCACTCTTTGAGAATCTGGGATTACATATAAGAGTTGAGCGGATAGACGACGTACAGGTTTGTTCAAACTGTCGAAACAAGGCTCCTATTCATGTTCTAGAAAGTGTATAAACATAGGCCGGCCTGATTTTCATACGCTTCGAATACGTTTATCTAGACAAAATAATTGTCTCGTATAGAGCAATTATACACTTTAAGAAAGGAGAGTGTAAATGATACCCGCCTGCAGAAGATGTAAACATTATCGAGTGGAGTTTGGGTCCTGTCAGCAATCAAGAGGACATAGTGACCTAATCTCCGGCCATGTGTTCACTAATAATAAGGACGCCAAGGATATGCGATTTAGCGAGGCCTACTGTGGGTCTCGTGGTGTATGGTTTGAGGCTAAAGACTCTGTACCTGAGGGAGATTGATATGCCTGGCCTCATACAAAAAGTAAAATGTTTCTTTGGTATACATAGCTGGTGCTACTCAGGAGAGTATCGGTTTTGTAGATACTGTCCTGCGGTACAACACTGTAATAAACGAACTACTTGGAGGTGGCGCTAATGATATTATACTGTGGATGTAATGAAGCTCAGCATGATTGTCATATAACTTGTGATCGCTGGGCCGGTACTACTAAGCCAGATAAAATTCTGGTACTACCTACGTGACCACGTAAGCCACGTACTATGTCTGTTAAGGAGGACTCTAATCATGAGACCGAAATATAAAGATGCGGCGGCAGAGGGTCAGCATAGACTTGACACTATGACGCCGTACGATGATGAAGACGATGACGACGACGATGAAGACCTCGACGAAGAGGATCTTGATTATGATGACGCGTGGTTTCCGGGCATATCAAGGGAGGATGAGTGAGCACTCTTAGTAGACGGAACTTCATGAAGTCTTTATTCGCGACTGCGGTAGCTAGTACGCTGCTACCGTCAGCTGCGTTTATCGAAGAGTTTATACCCGCTCAGGTATACGTTAATTATCGTGAGCTCGCGAAAGACCAGCTTGCTAAGTGGTTTCAAGAGCAGGAGGACCAAATGATACTTGAGTACCTTACGGGTACAAAAGCCGGTATTTAAATACTAAAGGAGGTTTATGCGAGTAGCACATAATTTTATTGATCTAACCGGGTCGGTATTCGGGGACCTAACAGTAATAGGGCCTTATGAAGCTAGACGCGGTGTTACGTACTGGAATTGTCAGTGCTCGTGTGGAGTTACAAAATATATAGCCCGCGCTAGTTTATCAAGCGGAAAATCTGTAAGCTGCGGCTGTAAAAGGGGCTTATCACCTAATAGATATGTAATTAAGCACCGTGAAGGCGTAACCGCATTAAAGAATATGAAAACGCGGTGTCATAATTATGCTAACCGAGATTTTAAATACTACGGTGACCGAGGTATAGGCATCTGTGTGGAATGGCTAAAAGACTCATATAGCTTTTATAAGTGGTATGACGATAACTACGTTGAAGGTTTATCTATAGACCGAATAGATAATGACGCAGACTATTCCCCGACGAACTGTAAGTTTAGTACGGCTTCAGAGCAGTGCAGTAATAGAGGCCCTTGGGATAAAAAGGGAAACGTATGACGACCCCACCATTACACGCATATCAAGATCGGGCAATAGCGTTCTGTTTAGCTCGTAGATTTGTGTATCAAATGATCGATATGGGGTTAGGTAAGACGCGGATATCTTTAGAAGTGGTGCGGGAAGTACGGGTACCCACCCTGGTTATTGCGCCGCTACGAGCTGTAAAGACTACTTGGCCAGATGAGATCGAGAAGTGGACGCCCGAGTTGACGTATCAAGTACTACATGGTCCTAGTAAGAAGTTTACAGGAATCTCTGATCTGTATATCATTAACTTTGATGGCATACAGTGGCTCTTTGAAGAACTAAAGCGGATGTTTAAAGCTAAGAGGCCTTTGCCGTTTAAGGCGATGATTCTTGACGAGGGTTCCATGGTCAAGAGTCATGCTACAAAGCGGTTTAAGTCCTTGAAGCACATCAAGGACTTATGTAGAGAGTTTATCTTGATTTTGAGTGGCACACCTGCGCCTAACTCGTTACTCGATCTATGGTCCCAATATTATCTTCTTGACGGAGGCAAGAGGCTTGGTAAAGACATCACTACGTACCGTAAAACATTCTTTCGGCAAAAACCGTATAGCATCTTTTGCTGGGAGCTGCAGTCACCCGCACACGAAGTAGAGATTCATAAGCGCGTGTCCGATATAACATTCAGACTCGAAGCGGCAGATTATCTGACCATGCCTGGACGGGTTGACAATATCATAAGTGTCAAGCTCTCCGCTCCGGTGATGCAGAAGATCAAGACCTTTGAGAAAGAGTTAATGCTTAAGCTGAGTGAAGAGACGACGGTTACCGCTAACTTCGCAGCGTCCTTGTCTATGAAGCTCAGGCAAGTTATCCAGGGAGGACTATACATTGATGAGAAACGGAACTATGAAGTTATCCACACAGAGAAGCTCGAGATACTAAAATCCCTGGTTGAAGAGGCTAATGGCCAGGGAATACTTTGTGCTATCCAGTTTAGGTTTGAGCTGGACATGCTTCTTAAAGCATTCCCTGGAACACCGGCTATTGTGGGTGGATCTAAAATTGAAGAGTTCAAGGCCATTGTTGATGCGTGGAACAGAGGTGAGGTGCCCCTCTTAATATGTCATCCGGCCTCACTATCGCACAGTGTCAACCTTCAAATGGGGTCACACCTCTTGGTATGGTACGCGTTGCCGTGGAGTTTAGAACATTACCTGCAATTAAATGCCAGGATAGAGAGACAAGGCCAGAAGCACGTCTGTATATTTCATCATCTTGTTGCTAAGGGTACCGTGGATGAGAAGATTATGAAAGCACTGCAGATGAAATTGAAAGGGCAGAACGCTCTACTGGATTATTTAAAACAAACAACTGGAATAGGAGATTAACTATGGAAGATCTTATCGACGATGCTACCGACTTGGAAGAAAAGAAGAAACCCTCGTATATATCAAAAGATGGTTTTGTACCGAGCAAAGTCTACCGCGGCTTTACTGAGATATCTACGTTGTTTACACTTGTACGCGAGTATGGCGGGCTTATCTGCGGAGGGTACGTGCGGTATATGTGCTCAACTAGTAAGTCCGTAGAACGCGCGGGCGATGTCGATGTTTATTTTCCAGATGAGGATAGCTTCACCAAGTTCCGTGAGTTGATGGAAAAGAAGTACAATGTCTCCGTAGTCCACGAAAACACAATGGCTGTAACGTTTAAAAAAGTGGATGACCCAGAGAGTCCTCTGTTTCAGACGCCAGTTATCCAGATTATTAAACCAGTAAAAGAGGGCAAAATCGTCGCTACTGGCAGTTTGATGGATATCTTGGAAAACTTTGACTTTACTGTGGTACGCTGCGGGTTAGTGACCGCAGAGTCTGCGTTAGTTGACGCGGACTTCGAGCACGATGAGCCGCGTAGAATCCTGCGGTTAAAGAATATACATTGTCCGGTATCCTCTACTCTGCGATGTATGAAGTACTCCAGGAAGGGATACTGGCTTCCACCTATGCAAGCAGTTAGATTATTCCTTGACTGGGATAACCGAGATCTTGACTGGAAGACCAAGTTATTTACGTTTCTGAAAGCTGCGGAGACTGGTGAAGGACTTACCCAGAAGGATATTGATGAGCTTGAAGCGATGATGCGAGTAGACTGATATGCAAATTGATAAATGGAGGGTCCGATATCTTCAGCTCGCTCGGCATGTATCTCTCTGGTCAAAGGACCCCAATAAGAAAGTCGGAGCAGTCATCACCGAGGGTCATAGAATACGAGGCGTTGGCTATAATGGGTTTCCTACAGGTATAGAGGACACGCCATATAGATTGGCTGATAAAGAGCTGAAGAACTTGTTGATGGTTCATGCTGAAGTGAACTGTCTTATTTCTGCTGACGGTATAGGGGATACTATTTATATCTATCCCTGCTTACCGTGTACGCAGTGTCTCGGAAACATAATTCAAAATGGGAGGATCAAGACTATAGTGACTCTACCAATAGACCCTGAGTCATCATGGAATCAAGAGTTTGTTGTTGAGTTAATTGAGGACGCAAAACTAACCGTAGTATTTATTGAACCTGAGCTACTAGGAGAATGGTATGTTAGAAGCAGGTAGACCAATGTTAAATCCTAAAGATACTGAAGGCGCGCAGTTTGTACGTAAGTTAAATGAGATGCGTGGATTTATTTTTGAAATTCGTGACCTCGTGCAGGCCCGCGTAAGCTGCTTGATCGTTGAAGATCCTCGAGTATGCTCTGAAGCGTCGCCACCATTTTTTGCGCCAAGTTCTGAGTACTTTAGAAGCACCGCGGAGCCCTTAAATGAAATGCATGTTACCCTGGAGCAGATTAAGTATCTCATTAACCGAGTTGAAATATAACTCAGATTAGGCCTCTAGAAGCTAAATAAAAAGTGTATAAACATATCGAGGTTGACTCTTCGAAAGTCTCGAATACGTTTATACACTTTTTTATTTCGATCGGCTATAGTCAAATGTACACTTTAAGAAAGGGTATTATAAAGGTCCGTAGGAGGTGACCAGGAGTTACATTCCAGCTGCTTCGTCAAGCATACGTTTCCGATCCGTGATATTCTTCACGGCACCTTTAATCGTAGTAGACGTCTTGTCTTTCACCTGTACAGGTTTAGTTACGGGTTTCTTTTCTGCAGTGCTTCCTTTCTTCTTAAACCAGTCTCTTACCGTCATTTCATACTCCTATTCTTAGACTTAGATATTATAGCCAGATTAGACCGGCCTTGGTTAAAGGGATTATTGTCGCGATGATGACAATCTTTGCCATCGCCTTTGTGAACTAAACCCTGTTTAGCTAAGGCCCGCCGTGACTTGTTTCGCTGAGCTCGTCGTTTGATCTGCTCAGGCTTGCCGTGGTACAATGCGTACTCTCTTTTGTAGTCTCTAGGTTTCTCAGCCACGATGGCTCCATGATTAAATTTGTGGTACTATCACCGGATGACCTTATTTGCCTTTCGACTTAGCATCAGCTTTTTCAAACTGCAAATACATGAGTGCTGATATATTAGCATTCATGTCTGTTATGGCACGTAGCAAGGACTCATATCTTTCTTCTGTTCTAGTCTGGCCATTCATAAGAGCCTCAACTTGTTTTGCTAGTTCTTTGATACTTGTATTGGCTGAATTAGTATCATATGCATGACGAATATTTATATCATTCTTCACTTCCCGGGTATAGATATAAGCCCCACCGACAAACACCATAACGAGAACTGACCACCCAAGAAGCCAATTCTGAATCGCAACTGACTTAACTCTACGCTCAACTTCTACGCCGTGTAGCTTACATACTCCGTCTTCAGAGAAACTGCAACCTTTTAAATTTCCCTCTTTTTCAGGTTCATCTTCAACCACGCAGCACCTCACTTTGACCAGGTGTGGATGGTCTTTCAAGTTCTTCAGCTTTAACAGGTCTTGTGGGCTCGGCCTTATCTAATCCAGGAACTCCAACTTTTTTGCTCGTTATTTTTGTCCAGATAATATGGAAAAGACTTCCGAGAGATATTAAGATTCCAGCTATTACTTCCGCATCTGCAGCAGTAAGTTCAACCGTAATATACCCGAAGTGTCGTAAAGCTGCAAATGCAATACCTAGAAGCCCTGTTACCGTAGCAAACATTGTGCCGGCATTTTTCCACGTCTCGGGGTTTCTAACTTGCTGACCTACCCTAAATACATCTGTCATGAACTTCAGATTCATCTACTCACCTCTTTGTTAGTAGTACCACAATTATCACAAGTCTTCTTTCCATTAATCTGCTGAAAGTGCGGACACCATATATCTGGTAGCTTTCCCATAATATCATAAGCAAAACAAAACAACTCTTCACACTGCGCGTATCTGTCTTTAACACCACGCATTGTTATCATCAGTAAACTTTCATCTGCTATAGTTCGTGTCTCCAAGATACTCACTCCACACCCTGGACAAAATGTTCTACCATGAAATTCAGCTAAACAGTACTCACAGATAATCACTTTACCATTCCATAATTACTTGCTTACTACTGTCTCCATGTGGGGCATGTAGATATATTCCACCATGGCTCGTACCAATATCGCTATCTCCTTCGCCGTTCGGTCGCCCGTTTCCGGGCTTAAAAACAAATCCGTACATAGGTGACTTGCTGTTTCTGCTACAAGTTGATTCTTGATCGCGACAATTTTTCGCAGTTGATTTCACTGTAAAGGTTTTTCCAGAAGAGAAAGTAAACTTCACAGGGCCTGGACCTAAACTATCGCCCCGCTTATCAATCCTCCATGCCTGTCTACCATTCCGAACTCCATATGAATCGTACGTAGCCTTGTGAAGATAATTACCTGTACCACCGCCTCCACCACCTGTTCCTCCACCGGAAGCATTGGCAACATAAGCATAAGTTACATTATCAGACATTGTAATAGCCATAATCAGAGGATTTTTATAACTACCTCCAGGCTTACTCATCAAGAAAACCGGACAACCTTTATAAGGAATACCTTTTCTGGCTTTTTCACCATTTACTGTAACAGCAATAATGTCAGCATCCTGTAAAGTTCTAAACAAGATACACGCAGAACCGTTACCCTGATCACTATCAAGTTCCCAGGTTACTTTATGAGGGAATGGCTTTCCAGAAAGTATCGGCTGCTCAGTGAAAACGTTTCCGCATTTTGGACAAGTAGGCATTATTCAATCTCCTCAAATTCGCCTTGACCAGGTAGTGGCGCAGTAGGCTCAGGTGTAGTCGGAGTGACTGGTGTAATCGGAGTGACTGGTGTAATCGGATTTGTTGTAGTCGTGGTTGTAGTTGTCGGGTTATTGCTATCAGTCTGTCGCAGATCGTTTGTCAGCTTACTGATTACATCCTTCATAGCCCCTGTTGCAGCACTTGCACCTTGAGTACTAGCAGCAGCTTCAGAATCCTGCTTGGTTTCCTCGACAATAACGATGGTGTTTCCACATCCACCACCAATATCTGATGGGCCAGTCAAACCTTTTGCCTGCGCTACTTGCTGCGTAGCTTTATCTGGCACACCCTGATTAAAATTATACTCAGCAGTCTTAATAGTACACCCACCAAGAACAAAACATCCAGCTATAATAGCAACCAACCATGCTAGTCCTACGGTCTTCATTGCCTCGTTCTCTGCTCTCCGCATCATCCTATTTCTCCTTTTGTTATTTTTTCGGCATGTTCCCAGAGTACTGGAACTCCTACAACATTTCCACCGCTTCTTGATTTTGTTCGTATACAAATATATCGGGCCCTATTATCCGCTAAGTGCTTAGCCAGGGTATCATCAATATACTGAATGAACATCCAAATATCTCCAGGCCGATGAACTTTGTCTGGTCGGCAAGTATTATAATCTTGCAAGTGCGTAGCTGTCTTTTCTCCGTTCCAAACGTATACTTGGTCGCCGTATTTCATATTAATACCACCTATCCGCCATGCCCTGGCAGTGCCTCAACTCATGCTTCATCGCGCCCTTGTCACCTTTCGGCACCCAGATTTCACACTTACTGATACCACCTTTGCCGTCATGCCAGGCTCTGCCACATGCAGGAGCGGCACCAAGGGCAAGAATTGGGAGAATCGGGTTGACTTCCCAGGCTATCTTGTTGCACTTCCAGAGACATTCCCCAAGACTTACTTCATGGATTATCAACTCAACATCTTCCAACGGCGTAAGGCGTTGAACACCCTTAAACATCTTATCCGGCTGCGGCATCGGAGCACAAGAAGAGATAAATAGACAGGCTATAAGTAATATTAATTTTATTCCACAAGCACCTGTACAGCCCGCCGTCCTCATCATCACATTTCTCCTTTTAGTAGATTGTTCCAGCTATGAAATTGTATACTGTCGATACAAGGATCACAAGCATTATTGTCCAGTGTGACAGTTCTTCGTGATGTTTCTCAAACCGCATTCTTTCACCTATTTAAATGTTCAATCCAACGGCTCGCTTCACTTGGGTCAACAGTACCTAAGTATCGCTGGGTTGTTGATATATCTGCGTGTCTCAAAATAACCTTTGAAACTATTTCTAAAGGGATACTATTTCTACTTGCCTGTGTAGCAGCATGTCTTCGTAGATCATGAGGTCTTAATTTAGAATTAACCAATAATCCAGAACGCTTTACCATACGATGCGCAGTAGAATAACTTATATCAAAAATAATTTTATTTTTGATTGACGGCCGTTTAGTTATATAAGATTGAAGTTTACCACAAAGTTTCTTAGTAATAAAAACTTTTTCACCAACTCTGCCACTCTTAGGCTCAGCGATTGCTATTGTTGAGGCGTCTGAATCTATATCACTTGGACGAACATTAAGAACTTCACCTACACGCATTCCAGCTCGGCCCATAAGTTCTAAAATCAAACGGTCACGTTCATTAATAGTTCTAAAAATAATTTCATCAATTAAGTCCTTATCTAAAAGCTTAGGTGAAGACCCACGAGAGACTTTAAACATTTTACGTACAATTGGGCGCATACATGGATTAACTAATCCGTCATCCGCGACTTCATTAATAAAGTTATAGAATGCACGAAGAGCGCTAACCCTAGTATTCTTAGTTGTAGAAGAACAATCAGGGGATATATCATGAATAAATTCTATAATCTGAATATCCTTAACATTATTTAAATCTTGGCCTGAGAAGACCGCTTTAAATCTACTAAGAGTATAATAAAACGCCCTGACAGTATTTGGTCGAGTATTACTTCTGAGATACTCCATGTATAATTCTATGGCTTTTTCAACTAACATGAAAATCTCCTTTTGATTGGTAGTAATTTCTTATCAATCATTCACCGCCGCCCTGACTCGGTATCTCTGGCCTGGTGGGGTAGCGCCGAACTCATAGGCTCCGATATCCCACAGTGTATTGTATGGCCGGACACCTCCGGTTATATCTCGGCGGATGTCGAGGCCGTAGAGGGATTGAAATGTGACATAAACATCTGAGAGGATGCCAGTGTCTTTTGCTGGTGAGGTTGTTTGGATGCAGTAATTATCGGATGCCACAAAGAGTGGATCGGCAGATACAGGGGCATTAGCATCTTTCGACTCTCCCGCCCTGAAAGCCGTCACTGAGGTATATTCGATGGTGGCATCATCTATACCAGCACCACCATCATGCCCGAATTTAACAGCATCTGTATTGAATAGATTGTAATCCATCGCTCCTGGATATTCAGCCACATTTATTGCGGGACAAACGGTAGTTTTTGCTGATGAAAAAATATTACCCATAGCGACAACCCCGGAAGTGCGAATGGTAACGAGAAATGAGTCCACGTCAGCAATCGTATTATTGACTGCATAAAAACCGCCCTCGTTACGGTACATCAACGCCCCGTAATTATAGGCATTGCAACTCCCATTTACGCTCTCGTCATTTTGCACGTTGTAAATTAAATTACCGACTGCGTAAAATGGTCCCCCGCCACCATTGTTGGCACCAGCAATCATTATTCCGTCTTTTGTGTCGTGAATAATGTTGTTTATGAACCAGACACTTACGGGGTCATATTGCGCCCCCATGCCTCCACCGCCACCACCATCGGGGTTTGGCCTTGGCATGTGGGACGCAATATTGGACGAGAAAATCACATCAGTTGCTTGTTTCGCCCAAAAACCGTTCTGTGTGCAATAACTAGCTGTATTTCCACCAACATATATGTTGGCAACTGTGCTTGCTGCCTCAGTATCCCCAACCTGGATTGCATCACCCTGGATATATTGAAAGGTGTTGTTCAAAATCCAAATATCACTAATATTCACATTGCTTGAGTCTAGCTTGATCGCATGTCTGTCAGTGTCACCTGAATCTGTGTTGTCCCAATCTCCTATTGTATTAAAAGTATTGTTATAAATGATAATATTTGAACCTTTTGGCCCGAGTGCAGATCCGTTATTGCCATTCTGGTAGAATGGATTTGTAAAGTTACAGTTACGTACAAGTAAATGGCCATGAGCCCCTGATGCAACTTCAAACGGGGTATCGTCGGAGTTCCATGTGTAGTCAATACCGTCCATTATCACATAGTCGAAGGTAGACTGTAAATGGTTTGGAATTACCGGTCGGTTCTCAGGATCATACCCCATAATCCATATTTCATTATTCAGGGTTCCGGTCAGCGTCAGAACCTTATAATGATCGTATGTTCCATTGATGACGATAACAGACCCCGCTGGAATGGAGGAAGGAAAGTCGCAACGGGGGTGCGTCGGATCGCCGTTTGTTGGAGTGTCAGAACATGCCGGAATGGCGTCTCGTTCGATAAAGTAAAACCCAGCCGTGTCTGTGGTCCATGGATCAGGCAAAGAGGGGCGAGCAATATCAAGACCGCCGCTTGGCCATGTTGGTGTTGGTATCCCTACTATTGGCGTGTATGCCGCATAACACGGAGAACACAAAAAAATAGCAATGATTATTTTGATGTGTCTCATTGCTGTGACCCAGAAAGTTTTATATCGTCAAAACTCACAGCAGTGGAGGATGTACTCCCGCTCAAATCCTCGCCGAGTATCACGCCAGTAGCCGGAGTTGTAAATGCCCCGCCCCCGGCAATAGTTGCACTCACTCCATTTAGCGACGCAAACAGATTGCCGGTACTACTGGACCAATCGAGTATTATAAGCACTGCTGTCCCTGAGGTCAGGTCGGTGTCTGCTGTGTAAACTGATACATTTGACCCATCTGCGTGAAAAAGTTCTAATTTCCAAACCGGGCCAGCCGAGCGCACAAGATTAACTTTTATACGCTCTCCTGACGAATATCTCCACTCGATTATTCCTACATTTGCCGAGGCTTCGGCGGAGTTGAATTTAAAATTTAGTTCAATCCTTCCGTTTGATGGAGTTATCCCAACTGCCGGGATGCTCAGGAAATGATCTAATGCCCCGTCCCATATTATCCCGTATGTTCCTCCGCTCGTCATATTTGCAGACGCATCGACAGTAACCCCGGAAATAGTTACGGCGGTAGTTCCGCCTGAGATACACGCCGTGGTTGTCCCGTCTGGGTGGTCAGCATCGTAATAAAGTGAGTAGGAGCCGAGTTTGTCGGCGCAGTAATCGGCCTCGCCGCCAGATATAACCTCCCACGAATCACCATCCCAGCGCTTCTCAACGACAGCCTCCCACGAATCACCATCCCAGCGCCTGGCAGTCGTATCAACCCACGCCGAACCGTTCCAGCGCTTTGATGCCAGTGCGGGAGATGTCAGCCCGAGGCAAAGCAGTATGGTGATTAATATTCGAAACATATTGCCCCCGTTGCAGGAGTTGATACAGAGGTGCAGTCATCGGCTACATAGAGGCCATCGCCAACCTTACTGGCTGTGAGTGAACCGTCTGCGAGGTCATCAAGGTCCACATCATACACCTGGACATTTGTTCCGGGGACAAGACTTAATCCGGTTCTTACTTCCCCGGCATCTGCATAGCCAAACAAGGTCGCAGCAAACGCCCCTTCTCCGGTCAACATTGAGAAGAAGTTCGTTGTTGAGGGAGTGACAATAAATGTTTCCACTCCTGTGCCTGGAGTGATTGCCGAGACGACCCCATCCGCATCAGTCTTGACCATCCCTGCGCCCATGTCGAGAACATTGGCCTTGCCGTCTCCGTCTGTATCTCCAATCAAGGCTAAAGTTGACCCGACTACATTGTTATCCCCGACGGTAAGTGGTGCCGTTTTTTGGACCTCAATAGATGGCAGAGCAACACATACCCAAGCCGAGGTTGTGGTATCCCATTCGAGCATCTCCGTATCTATAGTGCATGTGGGGAGACTTTCTTGGACACCTTCAAGCAATGCAAAATCTATCAGGTTATCATCAACCGTATCGCCGGGGAGGTCATCAAGATCAGCAAGCCCACCGACCTCTATACCCTCAACGGCTGTTTCGAGTTCCTGAAGCACTGTTTTAAGCGTTTGGTTGTCGGTAATTACTGCCCCGGTGAACGTCCCAAAATGTTCTACTCCTGCTGCAATCCCAAGAGATGTTTGGATATCAGCAGCCAGGCCATAAATTTCGGTGTTCATCAAGCCCTGGTTGATCCAGTTTTCAAACATTGTTAGGTTGAAATCATTCCCAAAGGGTCCACCAAGATCAGCAATAGTTTCGTGCAAAGTAATCTGGTCTGCATGTACCGGACTGGCCAGAAGAAGTAGGGTGAGTCCACATAATATTCTTTTTTTCATAATGCCCTCAAATACTCAGATTATTGAATTGTTCTTCTGTCAGCGCATTGAATTGTTCTTCTGTCAGCTCGTTGAAGCTCACAACGGGAGAATACCGTCCAAGGTAATTCAGTATCTGAGTCTCTTTAGCTGCCATGCTGTTCGTATAGATAACAATCCCGCCTCTCGTCAGATGAAACCCAATCCAGACGTGTGTCTCGTTGAGCAGCGCGTACCACTCAGCGCCTGACCTGACTATCGGAGCCATCGCATTAGCTGAGTCGAAGAAGGCATCACCTCCGAGGTCTGAGTCAGCTTGTAGTGTGGCCGCATCGGAAGGGAAGCCCCACGTTGCATTCGGCAAATCTGCAATCGTTCCGGTTGTCATGGTAATGCTCAATAAGCCGATACTATCAACCAAATTGTTTGCGACCCAAAATGCAGCCACAAGGTCCTCAGTTGGAAATTCAACCTCCTGCACCCCAGGCACATATTTCAGTATCTCAGCATCCGTGCATGATTTGTTCCAGATCTGAATCATCCGCACGTAGGTTTCATGTAGCGTGTCGAGGAATATCTGAAAACTCTCAATCGGGTCAAACTGGCCGTCAGAGGTTGTCAGACTTCCCCAAACTATGGACGCATCGTCAGGTGACATATCAGGATTGTAGAGCCTTGAGCCGACCTGAAACTGTGTCCCGTCAGCACTCGTCCTCATGCAGACAAGGAGAGGTTCGCCGTCATTGACAGATGCTGCCATGCTTGCGAAGGACACGCCATCGCTGGATACCACGGTCATGCTTGACCCTGATTTGGCCATACCTATAGGCACATACCCTGCAACTCCGTTTGCTGCCATCACAGGGATATTGAACGTATTGTCAGGAAGATCTGCGCCGTTGAACCCTGGAACGATCAGGCAGGATACCGTCATCACTGCTTTGCCGCCGGTCGCTGCCACACCAATCGTTTTAACATACTCTTCCAAACTTCCGGTACGTGTGACGTTGATCCTGGTGATTTTAAACGACCGCGCAGATTGCCCTACATATTTAGCAATGCCGAATTTAGCCCCGACTCCAGTAGCTGCCCGGGTTGCTGACACACGGTAAATACTCCCTGAGACGTGCGTTATAGTTACGCCGATAGCAAGTATTGTTGAGTTTGCTACAAGGGAAAAATCCCCTGTCGATATAGAACTCCCGATAACTGGCGCGTTCCCGTCATCCATTGACACGTATGCAGAGATAATCTGGGATGTTGACACGTTGTCTATGTCCTGATACGCCAGCCTTTGAGTGGAATTGTCCCCAAAAACAATCACGTTTTCCGCAAGCGCTGCCATCTCTCCAGCAGACGCCGCAATAGAAATGCCGATCTGAGACGAAAACTGCACCAACAAACTTGGCTCAGAGTGTGGAATAAACTGTGTATAAATACCGGAGCCAAGCGCAGCCAACTCCGCATCCGTCATTACCTTGCTGATTTCCTGCCCTGCCACAACCTGCCCTCCGATGCCCCAGAGATAACCTTCAGGGCTGAAATAGACATGCGGTCCGGGGGAGTCTACGCCGTCACGGTCTGGGGTGTCTGCGGTCTCACTGTAAGTGAGTGGGTCACCCTTGCGTGGGCGGAGGGCGTTGGCGTCTGTGACTGTCGGCGAGAGGGAGTAGTAGTAGAGCAGGTCGGATGGATAACCGCCAACTTTACGTAAACCATTATAGACCCCGGATCCACGACCATTGGTCATTAATCTACGAGGTCTTTCTGGAGCTATTATATTCATAGAGCTCCTTAGCTTATCTTACGCCGATGATGTCAAGAGCCCAGGCTTTACCACCTACATTTGGCCAAGCTATTTTAATAGCATCACCTGGAAAGATAATAGGCGGAACTATATCGGCGTACCGGAAGCTCGTAGTTGCGGCTAGGTCCTCATCTGGATCAGGAGTTGATATAACATTATCAAACCCAGCACCAAGTTCAGAGTCGAGTGTAATTGACAGGTCACCGAGGTCTGCAGACACCGCACCAAGAGTAAGCCGAGCCTCTGCGAGTCTATATGTAAAAGGAACTTGTACAGTAAGGTCTATAGCCTCAGTACCGGATAAAGCGGTTCCGCCAGCAAGGTCCGGAGTAATTCTAAAAGCATCCATCAGATAAGCCTCCTAAGTTTATTAAACTCCGCGTAGTCCTGTAAGGACTTTATTTTGATTATACCAAGTTTTTGACCAGAAGTAAATACTTCTAGTAAAATATTATACCTATCTTGTACTACTTCGTGTACTTGTTAGGCTTGAAGTTACGCTTGTCTTGACCTGAGAGCCAATCCGTGTCAATGAATGGAATCATGTATCTAGGATTAGCATGAGCCGCTTTCTTGTTATACTGAGCTACCGACTTCCAGAATTCAGCCCACTGAGCATCATCTCCAGGTACTCTCTGGATAATAAGTCTGTTATACCGAGCTGAGACTTTACTCCGCGCTGTAGTATACTTACGCCGAATCTCGTCTGCCCTCCATGCGGTGTTTCGTATATCAGAAACCTCAGTAGGATTAAAACTAAGAAACCGTTTAGCGAAGTCTACTGGAGACGCTTTAACTACATTACCCTGATCAAAGACCGGCGCGTAATTACTCTTGGTGACGCCCTCAGTCATTTCTCGATGACCTTTCAGCGGTCCTGCTAAAGCGGTAGGCAAAAGCTGTTCAGCGCCTCTTCTACCCTCACCCCTGGATATAGCGCCTATACCCTCTATAGTGTCCGTCACGAGAGCCTGTGGCGCACCGAAGAGCTCGCTTAGGGTAGACGGGAACGGCGACTTAACTTCAAGTGAGCCTTTAAGGTTAACACCCAAAGCAGCGCCTACTACACCGAACTTGGCAAATGACTCAGCAAAGTCACTATCACCAAGGAGCTTAGCCAGAAGAGTTGTGTATTCTTCTTCTGGATCATCGGCGCCAAACAGAGAAGCTATAGCAAAGCCGAGAGTTGCGGTCACTGAGGTTCCTGCTACCAGCTGTGGCATCAATCCCATAAACGCTACAGCCTTAGGGGACTTATACTTTCCGAAGAGCTCGAGCATATTCAGATGGTACGTATGCTGAAATTTCTGGAACGTATACGTAGCATCCAAGAATCTATACCGCTGCACCAGCCAAGGCTTCGCAGCTTTACCGTAAATGCCGTGAGCTCTATCCGAGGTATGCTTGGAGAGCTCCAGCTTATCGCCCATACCCAGGGTAGCAGGCTGAGACTTGTAAGTTGCAAGAATCGTTATAGCTCTGTTTGCTTCTTCAACTGCACCGAACATATACATTGCAGCGGCCATGAGGTTATTCATAGACTCGCCGACTTTACCTGTCATAGCCTGAGCTGCGTCATGATTGAACTGTGCCTCGGCCCACCCATTATCATAAATCGTATTCAGGATGGCGTTGTCAGCTTCATTCACCAACATAGGCTTACCAAGAAACTTATATCCCCTTTGTATTAACTGGTTATGCTTGTACGCCAGGTATGACTTACTAGCGCTAGCGATATTCTTAAAGACTGTTGACAGATTAGCCCCGGTATGTCCGGCGATCGTAGCGGGTACGGACATAGCCATGGTTGTCATATTAACTGCGGCCGAGCCTACACGGAAGCCGAGGTACTTAAGAACCGTAGCAGCTTTAAAGTAACCTATAGCTCTACCAAGCGCGTCATCTGGTGATAAGAAGTACTTGATGTACTGACGCAGGTCTTCATACATCATCTTCTGCTGTGTCGGGCTTACCCGTTGAGACTTAACATATGCTAAGTAATCCTGGTAAGTCACCTTCTGTTTAGCTTTCTCTGCTTGTGCTTGGTATTGCTTCCAGGATACACCTCGACCAGTTAGGGCCTCAAGCATTTTACGAGCTGTAGTTCTCTTGGCTACGCCCGTAGATACTCGTGAAGCGTAGCTTGTAAGAGCACGAATCATGTCAGGCTCATACCCTTCCCATAGCTTATCAGCTCGAGACATCCTAGAGCTAAAGTTACCCTTAGCCTTATAGATATCAGCAACGCGTAGAGCTAGGGCTTTATCAACAGTACCCATCCAGAGTTTATCAGACTCTTCGAGACTGTCGATATTCATCTTCTCAGTAGCAGAACTAAAAATCGCGTCGAGAGAAGCAAGAACACCTGGAAGGTCAAATAAGAGCTCTGTCGGTGAAGTCACGGGCTTGATATTAATATTCTCAGCCTTGTAACCTGCTTTCAGTAACTCTTGGTATCGTCGGCCAGCAGGAGCTGCGTTATTAAAAGCACGCTTCATCATCTGAACACGGTTATTGCCAAGTTCATTCTCAACGAAGTGCCAATCAAATGTTTCGAGGATACTAGGCTTACCCTCTTGTTCAGCTACGAGATGAAAGTTTCGTGCTACGCGTTCACGAGGAAAATAGGTACCTCGAAGATCACCCATATTAGCGATGAGCTCGGTAAGCGATACTTCATTAGTCTTGCCATCCGCGTCTACGAACATAGCGGTGGGCTCGTCAAGTCCATTCTCAGTAGCTCGAGTAATCTGCTTACGCATATCCGCAATAAGAATATCGAAAGCTCTGTTGGTAAGAAGCCGGGCTTCGAGAATCAGATCCCGCGCATCCTTTGATATAAGCTGCGTCTTAAGCCATTCCTGCTCAGCATTAACAAGATCTGCATTTGCAGCGCCCTCGTCCATATGTGTAGCGACGACTTTATCTTTACGGTCTCTAACCTCCCAGGTCTCACCATTTTTACGAAGCTTGAAGCCTACTCCGGTTTTATCAGTGTCAAGTAAATACTTATTAACTGCGGCGTAAACCTTAGGCTTCTTTTTAAGAATCAAGTTCGCCTTATCCAGAAAATCACCAAGCACTTGTTTCTGCGCACGGTACCGTATATCGGAGTCATCAACAGCGGCTTGCAGAATCTTTTTACCCGCTGAAGTCTTAGGGAAGTAAAACTCAGGTGAGCTAACTATCCGATCAAAAACTGTTGACGTCTGGTTATTCTTGTCTCTCTTATAACTACTAATCCGCTGCGTAAGCTCATAGTATTTACGCATGGCTGGATTTGACGTAGAGATAACAAAGTCATCTATAACCTCAGCTGCGGCTTCCTCGAGAGTCTTATGTCTACTCTGAAATAAGTTTTTAAGGACTTTAAGAGCCTCGGCGTCTTGCTTAGAGAGTTTCTCTGCTTTAACAGAGCTCAGAGGTATTACGTTCTCAGGTTTTACTGGAGCTTCGCCTTTGACTAAGACACCGTCTTCGTTCTCCTTATAGCCCTTAACAGATGCTACGACAGGGACTTCAGCCCGCGCGTCTTTAGTCTTTACAGCGTTACCCAGGGCATCCCTAGCTTCTTTTGCAAGACTAGCTACTGCCGCGTTTAACTGTCCCTCGTTTAACTGTCCCTCGTCTATCTTGACACCTAGACTCTTAAAGTGTGACCCAAGAGCCGCAGCTACTTTCTTCAAGTACGCGGCGATCCTAGGATGATTATAGCTGAGCCATTGCCAAAACTTCTGGTTAACAGTCTTTTGAGGACTGAGGTTAATAGCATGCTCAACTATGTAGGCGCGCACCTCATTAGCGTCAGTAGCATTACCATCTTCATCAAGGAGCCCACCTGCGCGGAGTGAATCTTCCACGTACTGCATAAATGGAGTTGGCCTATTATTATTAAACAGTGCCAGAGCTTCCATATCCAGGGTAGAATTCTCTATTGCATGAACACTAGCTTCGTGAAGCAGTATTCCTTCTGCGTCAGCTACCTCAATATTGTTAGCTATTATCGCAGATAACCCGGTGTTAGGATTATACAGCGCTTGAGTCGTAGTATCTTTAGCACTCCGTCTTGAAACAGTAGAGCCTATTGCTTCAAGAGCCTCTGGAACAGTATTAACTATAGTTACACCACCGGGTTTCTTAGCTGCTCCGAGCGTTTTGAGGGAGGTCCAAGTGTCACCGAGTTTGGTCTGCAACTCAGACTCTACATCTTTTGCTGAACTACCTTGCGAGCCTTGATTTACACTCGCTTTTTCTTGCCCTTTCTGAATCTGTACATTTGAGTCTTGCTCAACTTTCGAAGAGGCCTGATCAATCGTATTAGTATCTTTTTTCTGATCAGTGACGGTCGTTTGTACACTTTTTATAGCTGCTACACGAGCCTGAGCTATCTTTCTAGACTGATCTAAGGCTTTGGCCGTTTGGAAGTCACCTTTCTGAGCAGCCCTGTTAATCTTAGTAGTATAGCTCGTAATCTCGTCAACCAGAGAGAGATACTCATTATATTTTTCAGGGGTTATACGCGCCTTGAGCTCTTCACGGGCCTTTGCTTTCTCGGCGTCCTTCTTAGCTTGGGACTCATTTTTAGCTAACGCATCAGCAGTAGCCTTCGCAGCTGCAGTGGCTGCGCGCTCGTCATTACTCTGCTTCAAGACTTTAGTAGTCTCTTTAGCAGTCTTCTTTTCCTCAACAGCTTTTGCTTTAGCTGCGACCTTAGGCTTCTCAATTTTGGGCTTCTCAGTTTTAACGGGTTTCTCCGCTTTGACGACCTTAGGCGTCTCGGCTTTAGCGGGCTTCTCAACTTTGGCAACCCTAGGCTTGACAACCTTGGGCTTAGCGACTTTAGGTGCTGTGGCTTTTTTATTCTTTGCTACTTTAGCCTTAGCAGCTTTAAGAGTCGGGGTCTCAGTAGAAGTAACCCCCTGCGGTGCGCGTACTACTTCAGCAGAGGCGGAGGGGGTGTTGTTAGGTACAGCAGCTTGGAGAGTCTTGAATCTCTGAGCTCGAGCACGGGTATCCGCTTGATCCTGCGTATCGACGGCTTGATCAGCGAGGTCATACATAATGTCATTGACCTCAGATCCAGCTTCATTAGCAAGAAGATCAAACTCGGGAGCGGGTGCTTCTTGCTCCGCGATCTGCGCTTCAATGTCTTCAGGAGTAGCAGTAGTCTGTGTATTGACGAGTTCAGCAGGGCGTTTACCTGAGAAGACATACTCGTCTGGACCATGATGTCCCATCGCCGCATGAGCTGCGGCTACTTCAGCAGGAAGCGATACTTCCGTTACTACACCGTACCGTTCTGCTTTAGCTTTATCAGTAGTCCACCATTCACCGTCTTTAGTATTCTCTGAGTTCTCACCGCGGTATAGCGTAATTATGTCACCCGGCTGTGCGGTTAAGTAATTCTTAGGTACAACAGGAGTCTCAGTAACAGGAGTCGCGACCTTAGGATCTTTAAGGACCGTACGACCAAGAGTCTTTGCTACATCGCCAATCCTATACCCACCGGACTGAATCTTGCCGAGCTTAAGAAGCTCATGCTTCTCGCTAGTTGTTCTGAACTTCTTGTTAGCAAGCTCATTAGCACGAGCATCAATAAGAGTCTTGGCGTCTGAGTGTAAAAGGTCAGTACTCGGCGGAGGAACAGGCTTAGCAGAATCTGGGACCTCTGTTATAGTCTTGTTGAGTGCGCGGCCGAGTTTTATTGGGTCTACGCCAGCTTTATTAAGGAGAGTAAGCTGAACGGCCTCGTCAGGTGTAAGATCGATTTTAGCAGCGAGTTCGGTACGCCGAGACTCAGCTAAAGTTAAAGCATTAGCGTGTGAAAGCTCTTTTGCTTTAGCTTCTGCGGTCTTACGTATAGTCTCGGCGTTCTCGATTGAGAGGTGTTTAGCACCTGCTGCAGTAGCAAGTAGACCTGCGCGTATAGTATCGTTGGGTGCGGAGTCTAAGAGGGACTGGAATTGTGCAGTCTCAACGGTCCCACTATCATGCTTAGCCAGGAGAGAGTCTATGTGCGCGGGCGTGAGTCCTACTCTCTCCTG